TAGATAACATCGCTGTCTGCCTTTGTAACGGCTATCTGTCTTATCATTCTAGCACCACTAACATCATATTCTTTTGTGCCTATAACAAAGTTACCAGTAATTTGCCTTCTATAACACGGAAGATTTGGTAATCTAGCAAAAATCATATTTTCTGCTTGTGTTATAATCTCAGGTATTGATACAGATAACTCTGTTCCATCATCTTCTAAAAAATTTTGAATGTTTGTTACTAAATTTGTATAATTCATTTAATTACCCCACGTTCCTGAGCCATAAGTTCCTTCTCCAAATCCTCCATCTATAATAACTGATTCTGTTCCTATTGCAAACGTACCTGCAACACCAGTTACATCAACATCAGTATCTAGGCTTACTGTACCAACTCCACCAGTTCCTGCAACCCCACTCTCTGTAAGTTCATTTTCTGGTACATAAGTACCTATCGCAGTATTTCCTGCAACTCCAGTTGGGAACGGGCCGATAAAAATATCAATAGATGATGCACCTACACCACCAATTCCCTTAACTTCTCCATCACCACCCCAAACACCATAACCAAATGCATTTTCTCCAAATCCATTTTGATTAGATTCTGGTATTTCACTTTCAGCAACTTCTGAACCTGCATTTGCAGTACCAGTAGCACTTGTTGGTGTGATAGTTAAGTTTAATGTACCATTACCTTCTTCTCCAAACGTACCAATAACACCAGTTCCTGCAACACCAGTCGCTATAACATCTGATTGTGGTATTTCAGCACCAACTGCACTTGTACCTGCAATATTGGTAGATATAACATCTGTTTGTGGTGCAGAAGTGCCAATAGCACCAGTTCCTACAGAGCCACCATTTGGAAGCTCAAATATTCTATCATGTGTAATTGTTTCAGTACCAGTTCCACCAGTAGCTTGAACACCTGTTATTTCAAAACCAGCACCAAATGCACCAATAGCACTTGTAGCTCCAACCTCTGTAACATCTACGTCTATTTGGTCTTGTGGTGTATAATTACCAATAGCAGTTGTTCCTGCAACTCCAGATACATCAAACCCTGCACCAAAAGCACCTATAGCAGTTGTTCCTGCAACACCTGTTTGTTCTTCTTCTATTACAAAAGAAACAGTACCTACATTTCCTCTTGCATGAGCACCTATTCCCGTTTGCGACCTAGCTATTCTTGAAGCAAATATATCTTGTGTAAAACCAATTTGAATTGTTACATTTTCTGGGTCATTATTTGGTCGTGGATTAAATAATGCAGTTGCATCTGTAACATTTTTGGCAGGTGTAAGTTGTGGTTGTTTTGGGTCATATTCTTCTGGTTCAACTCTAAGATTATCCCAAGTAGTTCTTAATTGAGTATATCTTACCTCAAAACCACTTATATCACTTATTGCTTTTGATTTTATACCAGATGCAAATTTTGCCATTATCTTAAATTAAGCCCTGTGGGTTGTAATTTTAAAGAAACACCATCGTTATCATTTTGAGAAGCCAAACTAAATGCTTCGTCATATAAAGATTTTAAAAGTTGATATTTATCTGGTGCATATTTTACAGATAATTTACTAGCTAATCCTGCACAGATACAATCAGACCATGTATAAGGAATGTCTGAGTCTTGGTTAGATAATGTAACATCATCTAATTGTGTCATTGCCCAGTAATTTAATACATATGTACCAATATCTGGTGTTTGCCAAACATAAACCTTATAAATATTATTTGAACCTGCTTGTCTGCCTTTATCTAACATATACTGATTAGGTCTACCAGTATCTGTTTTATTAGGTATTTGATTATATTCGCCTATTGTAACTCTGTTAATTATGGTATCTGTTCTTGTCGCATCAGCAGAATTATAAATAACAACATCAAGGAAATCTAAAACTCCTGCAGGTAAGTCATAAGAACTTGTACCTTGTACCAGATTTAATGTATTTTGTGTAACAGTCCAATAGTTTATTCCACGATTAGCCCATTCAGAAAATAATAAATTTAAACTTCTTCTGGCAGATATGGCTTGGTCGCCAGTTCTTGTCTGAATATCAATACCACATCTTTCAAAAGATTCTGTTATTATTTCTTCAATATTTGGTCTAAACGCAACTGTTCCTGATGTTGCCATTATTTATTCCTAATATCTTTTTGCCATTGTTAAAACAATTTGGTAAGAATCGCCTGCTCCTGCACCAGTAGTGGTAAATTTTATATCACCACTTGGAGATGTGCCTGTAAGTTTTGTATTAGGTAAACCACCAAATTCTCTATAATCAACTTCACCAATTTGACCTTCGTCAAGGTTAAGCATTATAATATCGGCATTGGCATCAGCCATAACCCTTACCGTCATTCCTTTAATAACCCATGTGCATTTCAATATTCTTACACCAGTACATGCATTACCATTAGAATCAGCTAATAAAGATGAAACATCAACTTTAGTTACTGCCGACTCATCTCCAGTATCAACATATTGATATTGAAATGCCATAACGATTTCACGAGTATTTTCAGAAAGAATGGTACTTGATGTAATATCAGCCATTTTTTTCTCCTATTAAGATGCTACGTCATATCCATGAATTGTTATGATAATTCTACCTGCAGTATAATCTGCATTTGTTGCTGAACCAGCTACTAAATATAAATATTGGTCTGCAACAATTCCACCACCTGCAACTCTTGAACCTGCTGAAAGGTCGCCACTATTAATGATTTGAGTTTCTGTTAAATCACCAATGGCACCATCTTCAACACCTGTTGCCTCTGTAGCAGAATACAAATCAATGTCTGGGTCGCCACCTGCAGGTGTTTCAAAACATTCCATGGTTACGCCAAAAACTGTTCCAGTATCTTCTGTGGTAACTCTACCAATATAAGCTACACCAGAACCTGCTTTACCAATAATATCATTTGCTCCACTTGAAGCTAATCCAGTTAAATCAATCATAAGAGTTGTTTTAACAATGTTTACATTTGTATCTGTATCACTTTTAAATCTTTCAACCTGTGTAACATAAGTTTCTGCAGTACCTTCAATTCCTGCATTAGCTAAAGCTTCGGTTGCCATTTTATTACCACTGATAACTGTTATTTTACCAGATGTAGCATTTTTTGAAATTTGTTCGTAACCGTTTATTGAACGAACTGGACCTGTAAAAGTTGTGTTAGCCATGTCAATCTCCTTGTCTTGGCAAATGTCAGTTACTTTTTGTAACTGTCAAGGTTGAATTTAGAATAGAGAGGGAACAAATCCCTCCCTAGTATTAGTTGTTAGGCACCTTCTGTACCAAATAAGCCTCTCCAATCGGTAAAACCGAATGAATATCTTTCACGTACTTTATAACGGACATTACCTGTCTCAAAGTCGCCTTCAACACCTCTTTTAAGAGGAGACCTTTGGAACATTTTTAATCCATCTGGCACATCTGTCTTGATAAAGAATGCATCACTATCTGTTAATCTCCTCATGATATGATAACCTTGAGGTAAATACGAACCAGAACGGATAGCATTTATATCATTATCAGCAGTACCAACTCTTAAATCACTATTCAATATTCTTTGAGCAGTAAAGGTATAGGCAGTAGGGATAATAAGCATTTGCCCTTGTGCCGCAATTCTTAGACCTTTATCGTCTTTCATATCTGCAATTTGAATTAAAAGTGATTCTAAAGATGTTTCACTTAAATCCGCCGCAGTCGCCAAAGTATTACTCTGGTTTCCGTTTTGAGTTGGGTGAGCAGTAGATAATAAAGCTACTCCATCTCCACCTGCATAAACACCTGCACTTGTCGAATTGTTTAAGATATTTGCCGCTTTAATTTCCTTTGTAGCAGACATACTTCTAGCTAATGCCTTTGTATATCTTGAAGCGATAGAACCATATAATCCATCTTCTTCTGCTTCTTCGGTAATTGAAAACGCCAAAGCGACTGTTTCATGTGAATATCTTGCAGTCCATTGCTGAGAAGCCGTATCGTAAGAAACTGGAGCACCTTCGTTCTTTGTTGGTGCATTACTGAAACCAGTTAACAATACATCTTCTTCAAAAGCCTTGTTTGATGTGTTTGCATCAAAAACTTTTGCAAATTCTGCAGGATAACTATCGTACTCTAAGCCAAAGAGGGTATTTAAACCCGGCTCAAGCATTTTCGCAAATTGCGCTCTATTCATAGCCATTGTTTAAATCTCCTATATTCCAGCTGTTGCTTTAAGCAGATGTTCATTAATAAGAACTTCTAATTGTGCATACTGACCCATTTC